TAATGCACTTCTATTTCTTACGCCTTGACGTGACTCTTTGTAACTCATTCGTTTAAGGTTTACGATGAAACCTTCTTAACACCTCAAAGACTTAATAGGTTGATGAGGTGAAAAACAAATCGCCTCGTTTTGGCTTGCTTCTATGCCGTGTTTTTCCTTTTTTATGCGATTCATCTCATTGCATTTTAGCTCCCCTCAGATTGACTAAAAGCTATCGTTTAAGGTTTACGATCAAAACCTTTTTAACATCTCTATTACTGAATAAGTATGCGAGGTGATATTCAACTCGTTCTAGCTCAACTCAAAGTCTTTCATTGTGCTACGTTTTGACTTAAAGCTCCTTAATCAGACGCTCTTTTTTTCAACACAATCGTTGTTGGTTAACGATAAAACCTTCTTTAACACCTCTATAACTTAAAAGGTTTGCGAGGTGATGATTCGACTTAACTAATTGCCACTTGCTGCATTTTCTTTCGATTTATTTCACTTCGACTTAGCTCATGTCAATCGTTGTCAGTTTACGAACAAAACTGTCCATAACACATTGATTATCGCAGTTTGCAGTTGTTCAGAATGGCTCCAAGCAGATCGATTCATTTCAAATCATTTTATTACTTTCGCTTGCTGGTTATACGATCAAGAACTAGCCTTTAACATCTCTTGTAGGTGCAAGAGCCAAAGAGATGACCATTGCTATCTGATTCGCCTCAACTCACTGTGGCGTGCAGTCGCTCAACGAACCGTTCCTCCATTCTGTGTATTTCCACGCGTTTCGGTATTTCGCTATTTAACACAATCGTTTTCAGTTTACGATTAAAACTGTTTACAACCTCTTTTTCATGTATTATGAAACCAGTTCTTGATTCTATAAATCAACTTATTAGCGTGATTGCTGGTCGAGCTATTGCTCAACAAACCGTTCATCTTAAAACCAAGCCTTCCAAAAGATGCAGCGAAGCAATCAGAATCGCAAGCGAAGTTGAAATGAAACAAGGGCTAGAAGAACTCAATGAAATGAATGATGATAGAAAATACAAACAAGTTCAAAGAAAACTAGAATCCCTCTCATCCATTCAGAGATTGGCTTTATTTTTTGAAAAACATCAAAATGACTAAACAAAAGCAATTTTACAAAAACCCATATATCGGCATGATTTACACCGATGGTAAAAGAACTTACGAGTTTATGAATAATCCTTTTTATGGAGTCGTTGATGGATGCAAACCACAACCGTCATGGGTTGAGATTACTTTGGAGCTAAAATGAAAAAGAAAGAACATTCTTCAGTCAAACTTAGAAAACTAAAAGATATTAGACGTAAAGATTTAGAAAGAAACTTTTTAGATATTCAGCTAAAAGGACAGGACCACTATGTTTTTATAAAAGAAAATGGTAAGGCTCAGGTTGTTTATGAAGAAGGTCGATGGGTTAAGGAGCATATAAGAACTGCGGTTCTTAAATTTAATTATGAAGTTGATAAAACAGACAATATGTTAATAAGAGACTTTGAAGATAAATATATTGATGAGTACGAGAAAACTTTAGAATAATTTAAAACGTTTTTGTTTTTTTACTTTTTTGACAAATTGAATATCTATAAAGTGATTTAAAATAGAAGATAAAAACATATCTTGCCTTAATTTATGTCTGACTAAATGAGTGCAATATCGTTTTATATTGTCAATGTCATCAGACTCCATAATTTGTCTGCATTGAAGCTCAACCTCTAATTCCATCTCTGGAGGAGCCTTTTCTATGTCGATATTTAGAAACTTTTTGATCATTTAACTGGAAAGAGCTTCTCTTCTATCATTTTGACAATTGCGTCATCAACATCATTGTCTGATTTTGAAGCCAAATCCTTCAAAAGATTCAGAGCAGCTTTACGTAAACTCTCACTTTTACCGAATCTTATAAATAGATTAATTAGAAACTTTGACATGAATTTTTGTTTTCTTTTCCTAACATAGCTAAGTTGGTAATATAAAACAAGAAAGGCAAACCGTATGGAAGAAGAAAAGCAAGAAAAAGAAGGCTTTGATTGGGGTGATCTTTTTGGTCACGGTGTCAGATTTCTGATTTTGACTTGGAGTTTATCAATGATGACTTTGGGATATATGGGCAAGGTCAGAATTGATGGAGCGTTCACGGCTGGACTCGTCAGTGGAGTGCTCGGCAGCTATGGAATCTCAGTCGGACAAAAGAAAGGTGGCAATAATAACAGCAATGGTCCTAAGATAGTGGATAATAGTAAAAACAAAGTCGGTATCAAATGAAAAAGCTACTTCTTTTATTTCTGTTTATACCAGTTGCTTCGTATGCTGATATTCAACATTCAATAACTTCGAGTGTAAAACTTGAGAGTTTATCGGCAGCAACCTCCGCAGATAAGATCGGATCAAGTTACAGCATAAGTGGAAATAATATTACCACCACCGATTCAAACTCTGCAGCCACCGTAGGTGGATTTGGCTCTGTCACTTCAGGAGTTCCAGCGATTAGCTTTCCAAGTTCTGTCTCACAATCCCAAAGTGGTGAGGCTTTTTCGTACTCGACTAGCTACCTCGAAGGTGATGCCACTTCTGGATCTGCACCAACAGTCGGAACTGTAAGCAACTTTAGTGATCTAACATCCACAAGTGCTGGTTCTGTTGGCACAGCTGCAGTGACTTTAGATAACCATACAATGACTCTTTCTGCTGGCACAGGAACTGGAGTTGTTCTTACTGGTCAATTCGTAACAGACTTAACTGTTGATTGATGTGGAAATATCTCTTTTTTATATTTTTTGTTAGTCCAGCACACGCAATTCCTGTCGTACCAAATTTTACAAGTGCTACAAGTACAAGCCGAAGCGTCACCACAAATAATCTGACGGAAAATATCCGAGAAGTTCGCTACAATTCAGGCTATACCTACTCGGTGACAGGATCTGGCATATCTTGCGGAAATTGTGACACGATTTCTATGCCCAATGCAACCGTCACAGAAACCATAAATGGAACTACCTACGAATGGACAGGCTTGAATATGGATCAAAAACCAAACTGGCAACAGACAGGTCAAGGTGCTTTTCAATTTTCAGAGTTTTACAAAGGCCCTTCTTTAGAAAGCGTGATCGATATAACAAGAACGGTTCAGTCAGAAGTGGTTACCGATACCACTATTATCTTCTCCAATTAATAAGTCTTTTTTCTTGCTTACCAAGTTACGCAAACACCTCAGCTGTGGCGAATCCACAGTCAAATACATCATCCTCAGTTTCTAACTTTGCAACTCAAGTATTAACAGGCCCAATGACAGAGAATACTTATGGAAACGGAATCAAATGCTCAGGAGCAACATTATCTATAAGCCCATTTGCAACGACCTCAGTAGCGATTAAACGACCTCAAGACTATACTTACCTCACGCCAGTTTATAACGAGGCTACAGACTCAGATGGGAACCTTACAAATGCTGGTGAGATCCTTTTTTATCGAGAAAATTACAGTGGCAACAAAGATGCGACTTCTTTTAACTTTGGAATTGCTGCAACAATATCTGTTCCGCTTGATAAACGCTTTCAAGATGCGTGTTTAAAGAGTGCGACGACTCAAGAAAAATTACAAAGGCAAATATTATCAAAAGAACGCCTCAACTATGAACTCGCAAGATTAAAAAATTGTGGACAGCTATATCGTGATGGAATTCGATTCACTAAAGATTCAAAATATTATTCTTTATGCGAGGATATAGAAGTTGTAGAAAAAATGGGTCAAGTTATACCGCATACTCATAAATTAAAATAATTATTTTTCTTTTTTCTTTGTCAGTTTTTTAATTGCAGTCTTGATAAGGTTTTTAAGAAGGTTGGCTATGATAGGACTTGAAGCCGCAGTAACAGCAATAATTGAAGTGTTGACAAGAATAGGAGGGCTAGGAATCCATTTCTCAATAAAGGTGGATGGTTCGTAGACTTCGTAGCAGACTTTTCCATCTTCAGAAAGTTTGTGGGATACGACTTTATCTAGCTTGAGATCGTTGGCAAACGACCCTACTGGAATGTTAGTCTCGTTGGGGCATTTAATGAAGAACTCTTTATCTTTCTTGATTTCAGGTTTGTATTCTGGAGGTTGAGGTATATCAGGTTGTTTTTGCTCTGGCTGCTTTACAGGATCTGTTGGTATAAATTTGTCAGGGTTGTATTCAAGAGGTTCAAAAGAAGGAATATTAACAACTGGATAATCAATCTTTGGTTTATCTATTATGTCCAGCGTTGTTGGATATTGTTCCCAAGTTTTTATTTTTGGAATATATATTTCTTTTATTTGTATCTGCGGTATATCAATTCTGGGTATTTCCAAGAGGGCTAACCTTTTTCTTTGGAATTTCAATTGATGGACCAGTAAAATCAGGAAGGGTGTTTTTCATGACATCTGGCATTTTATTTTCTAAACTTCCCATCAATTTATTTTTAAGTGTTCTCTCAAACTCTGGGCTTTGCATATAGCGAATTGCTACATATCCAAAAGCTGCCATTGAAATTGACATCAAAAATGACAAAATAGAAATAATTTTTATAACACGATCTAGCATATGTGGAAAGAAGCGTTTATTAAAGCCCTAGCACCCATTACATTGATGTGCCTGTTTTTGCTGGTAGGACTTGCCCCATTATATCTAATAGGTGGAATGATGACTAGACAAATGCACGAAAAAGTTAATTAACTATTTCTGTTTCTGTAATTTTTTCTTCAAGACTCATCAATTCTTCTATTCTTTCTTTACAAGAAAAAGCCTTCATCTTCAAAGCATCTTTAGCAGTAATCAATTCTTTGATTTTTTCTTGAATTTTATTATGTTCATCAACTGCTACTTGTGCTTCAAGTTTTAGTTGATCTATGCGTTTTTGATTTTTCATAATTTAAGATGTTGGTAAATCTGCGACTAATTTTGCTTGCCATGCGTTTTTAACATCTGTTGTCCAAACTGCATTGCAAATGGTTTTTACTTCATCTGGTATTGCTGTAACACCATCAA